GTGGAAACCAAATTAATATATTTTCTTGCAACCTTTGGACTCAATTCGTAATATTTCATTACATATTCAGCTTGGGGTCTGGTTAACTTAAAATTTTTAACCTCATCTATCTTTCTTTTCCAATCCAATAATTGGTTATTGGAACCTTCGTAAGTTAATAATATAGTTCTCGCTTCAATCTCGGGAATTTTTATCTCCATATAATATATACAATATAACTAAATAGAATGAAAGATTAAACTATTTATATGGATATGAATAATAAACTACCTATTACGAGAATGTCCAAATTCCTTTCTCAGGATGACTTTGATTTAAATATTCAAATGGGTCAGGAATACCTTCATGGTGATTTGGGAATAAAATTGGTGTTATATCGTGTAGATAAACAAAAAACAGAAAACGACGACGTTTACGCTGAAGTTGGAACGGATGAGATTAAATACTTTCCACCAATTGAGTTTTATGCGTTAGTTAAAATAGAGGAACCAAAGAATAGTTCATATAAAGGTGGATTATTAAGATATAACGAACCGGGTAATATGACGTTATCAGTTTATATAAAACATTTGGAAGAATTAAAGGTTGACATAAAATACGGAGATTTTATTGGATATCCTGAATCTGAAACAAGAACAAGATATTATAACGTTTCAAACGACGGAAAAGTAACATCAGATAATAAACATAATATGTTTGGTTACAAACCATATTATAGAAACATTGTATGTACAGCAGTACAAGACAATACATTTAGAGGAGTATAACATGGGAATACCTAAAAGAAAAACAAATATTGAAATCTATAAAGGAAATGAACTCACTAAAAGGAGACAGGAACTTTTGGACAACATTACTAAATCAGATACAAATCTTCCCGATTCTATATTACACGATGATTTAGATAGGGGTATGTTAGATTATGTTACGAAAACATTTAAGGTTGTAACTGACGGTAAACAAATCCCAATTATTGATAAGATATTAACAATACAAAGGTGGGGTGAGTTTATGCAGAATTGGTCATTTAGTGACGAAGACGGGAATATGCAACTTCCATTTATTGCAACTATAAGGAAACCCGATGTTCAATTTGGAACAAATCCATCAGTTCAAAGAACAATACCTGACAGATATCAAGTTTATTATGCTTCAGTTCCGAATTGGAATGGTTCACAATTAGGTGCGGATATATATACAATCCCACAACCTATCCCTGTGGATATTACATATGACGTAACAATTATATGTAATAAATTTAGAGATTTAAACAAGTTTAATAAAATCATATTACGTCACTTTGCGTCAAGACAAGATTACACAATGATTAAAGGACATTACATTCCTATTGTTCTTGATAAGATTGAAGATAATAGTCCAATTGAAACGATTGACGGACGTAGATTTTACGTTCAAAATTATCAATTTACAATGTTAGGTTATTTGATAGATAGTGAGGAGTTTGAAGTTAAACCCGCTATTAATAGATTATTTACCATGTTTGAGTTTATACAAGATAACCCAAAATTTGGTGTTAAGAAAGTTGTAAACTCTAATGAAATAATACAAACTGTAAATTTAGCTGTTGATGGAATTCAAAGTGTTTTTGATGTTGGCGAAAGTATTGGTACATTATTTGGAGTTTATATAAATGATGTATTACAAACAAAGAATGTAAATTATTTACATATTGCTTACACCTCAAAAATAGAATTTATCTCCCCACACATTCCAATCGCCGGAAGTAAACTTACCATTGTTTATTATAAAAGTAAAAATAGTAGAATAGTAGGATCATCAGGTACGATTTTTAGTTTCGTTAGAGAAGAGTTTCAATACACAGGTTCAGGTTCTTTTTTTGACCCACCAACCAATAATAGACCGATGTTTAACACAAATGAAACAATTAATAGTGTTGTTACGGTTGAGATTAATGGATTAGCAGAACAACAAGGTATTGGATTTATCGTTTCAGATGACGATTCATATATTATTTTATCAGACAGACCATCAATAAATTCAAATATATCAGTAGGATATTTGTTTTAAATTATAATCTATGTACGAATTTATAAAAGATAATGTTGTTTCAAGTCAGAGTCAAAATATGCCGATTAATATAACAACGGTCAGTTTTATTTCGGACGGAACACAAACTAATTTTAGTGTTGGAACTAATATCGGAACCTTATTTTCGGTTTCAATGAACGGTATTGGTCAAATAAGAGATTTAAGTTTTACGTTTATAAACTTTACAAGTACGATTACTTTTATTGAGTCTCCCATAAAGAACTCAATAATAACTGTACAATTTTATAAAGGAATTAATAGTGTAATTTTAGATAATAAGGGTAAATTATTACAATTTGAAAAACAAGAGTTTATCTATACCACATCAAGAGTGTTTAACTTAAGTAATTCCATCAATAGTTTAATAACAGTTGAAACCAATGGATTAGCTGAAGAAGAGTCAGTTGGGTTTGATATTACGGGAGACGATGAAATTACATATCTCTCCAATCCTAAAGTTGGGTCAAAAATTAGTATATCTTATCTATACTAATCATCTCCGTAAATGTCCTTCTTTTTAGGTTTACAAAGTTCCTCAATGTTTTTTTCCAACACTTTATAAATTTTTAATCCATTTTTATCACAAAAATTTTTTAACATTTCGTGGTGTTTCTGACCTATTTTAACGTTTTTTTGTTTGTTTTCCATATAAAAGATAATTAAAGATAAATAACTATCTTTTTAATAAAAGTTAGGAAATCTTTGGTAAAAACAAAGATATTTATTAGATAAGTAATAAAAACAATTTAACCAAACAAAAATCAATGGCAAGTAATAACAGAGTTTTCGTGTCTCCTGGTGTTTATACATCAGAGAAAGATTTAACATTCGTAGCACAAAGTATAGGTGTTACAACATTGGGATTAGTGGGTGAAACCTTAAAAGGTCCCGCTTTTGAACCAATATTAATTTCAAATTTTGACGAATTTAAAACATACTTCGGACCAACCTCACCTGAAAAAGATGGTGGAGGTAATCCAAAATATGAATTAGGTTATGTCGCTAAATCTTATTTACAAGAGTCAAATCAACTATTTGTAACAAGAGTATTAGGTAAGACAGGTTACAAAGCAGGAAAAACATTCGGCATAAAAACAATAGGTGGTATATCTGTTGACTTAACACAAACTCCAAGTTCAACTACAGGTATTACAACACCAACAGCAGTGGACATTGTAAACTCAACATATAGTACTTTTTATAGTTCATTATCTGGTAAAACCAATTCAACTGGTACAACAGTTACAAATTATATAGTTACTAATTATGGTAGTGGTTTATCTACAGGTGATTGGTTTACAATTGGAAATGTTCCGTCATCAGCAACAGCAGGTTTAACGGGAAATCAAAAAACAAGTCCTATTGGAACCGCAACTATAAAAAATTGGAATAACGTATTCACTAATACTAACGGTACCGAAGTGTATGGTTACTTATTTGTTTATGCCGCTAGTACTATGGATTTTACCACAACAAAATATACATATACCGCAACTTCAGTATATGATAATGAAATTGTTATAGCAGCATTAAGATCAAGAGGAAATTATTCACAAGAATCTTTAACTTTTGAAGTTACTGGAAACACATCTTTTACTATTAGTGGATCAACATTAACAAGTGACCCATTATCGGAATTTAATATTTATGTTACAGGAACTACAGGAGCTAAGGTTTTCACATGTAGTTTAGATTCAACGTCAACAAAATACATAACTAAAGTTTTAGGAACAAGTCCATATGATAAAGATGGTAACGATGTTCCATTATATGTTCACGAGGTTTACCCGAACTTAACGAAAAACTTATATAATCAAGGTTTAATTAGAGGTTTAAGTTTAACTGAAGTATATAATGCGGAAGGTGACAACTTCTCAAATACTTGGGATACACCAAAGTCACCTACTGTGGTTTCTGAAGTTCGAGGTGGTAAAGTTGACGATTTATTTGATGTTATTACAATTTCTGACGGAAACGCTGCAAATCAGGAAATTAAAATCACAATTCAAAATATCAATATAGAAACTGGTGAATTTGATATATTAGTTAGAGATTTTAATGATTCCGATGAAAACATGGTTGTTTTGGAAAAATTCTCAAGATGTTCAATGAATCCAGACGTTGCAGGATATGTTGCTAGAAAAATAGGTACATCAACTGGTGAGTATACTTTGAATTCTAAATACATTATGTTACTTATGGACTCTAACGCACCATCAAATGCATTTCCTGCAGGATTTAAAGGTTTTACAAATTCAATTTTATCAGGTTCAACAACATTAGGTAGTGTTCTTTATAAAACTGAATTTTTTGATTCTGGCGAAACAATTTATGATGATATAACAAGTAATGGTGACAAATTTAGAAAAACATCTTTAGGTTTATCTTCAGATGGTAATTTCAGTTTTGATGCTGACTTGTTTAAATATAAAGGTTCAGGTACTTTAGAAAGTACAGACGGATTCCACTTATCTATAAATGCATCAACAATAACTGGAAATACAGTTTCAGGATTAATGTACCAAACAACACCTTATGATTTAGAAGGTACCGATAAAGGTAAATTAGATAGTATTAACTTCCGTAAATTTACATTTGCCGTATGTGGTGGTTTTGATGGTTGGGACATTTACAGACAAGTAAGAACATATGGTGACGGTTATATATTTGGAAAATTAACATATATTTCAGGTCTTACAACAAATGGTGGATTGTTTGACACTGCAAATGGAAACTCCGATTATTATGCTTATTTAGAAGGAATTCAAACATATGCAAACCCTGAAGCAATAGATATTAACGTATTCGCAACTCCAGGTATTAACTTCTACGACCATAGTTCATTAACAACTCAAGCAATTGACATGATTGAAACTGATAGAGCGGATTCAATATATATCATTGGGGCACCAAATGAAACTGATGCAGCTAACGTTATTGACGATTTAGACGGTATTGCGGTTGATTCAAACTACTCGGCAACATATTGGCCTTGGATCCAAATAAGAGACACAGATAATGCAACTCAATTATATATCCCACCAACAGGTGAGGTTGTTAAGAATATTGCCTTAACTGACAACGTATCTTATCCTTGGTTCGCAGTTGCGGGTTACAGTAGAGGTTTAGTAAACGCAATCAAAGCTCAAAAGAAACTAACTCTTGACGAAAGAGATGAGTTATATAAAGCAAGAATTAACCCAATTGCAACGTTCTCAGATACGGGTACTATTATATGGGGTAATAAAACGTTACAAGTTAGAGAGTCAGCTTTAGATAGAATCAACGTAAGAAGATTGTTATTAAGAGCAAGAAAATTGATTTCTGCTGTGGCTGTAAGGTTATTATTTGAACAAAATGACGACCAAGTAAGACAAGAGTTCTTAAGATTGGTAAACCCTATCTTGGAATCAATTAAGAAAGAAAGAGGTTTATATGACTTCCGTGTAAGTGTATCTAATGATCCAGAGGACATCGATGCTAACACATTAAGAGGTAAGATTTACATCAAACCAACTCGTTCTTTAGAATTCATTGATTTGGAATTTGTAATCACTCCAACAGGAGCTTCATTTGATAATATCTAATCTAAAAGGAGATATAAAAAGAAGAAGGGTATCAGAAATGGTACCCTTTTTTAATGCTCCACGTAGAACCATATAATATAACAATTATACTATTATATTATATCCAGAATACTGGAACTAGATATGCTAGTATTTATTATTGATATATTAAATTATTAAAGGAGAGTATTAAACTGGAACTATATACTGGAGCCTGTAAAAAACTACGAAAAATAATTGACAAAAACAAGTATTTCCAATAAAAAACTTAAAATAAAATTATTTTCCAATATAGATATATTTATAAGAAAGTAAATAACTTAAAAACTTTAACAAATACAATATGGCAGATTTATTAAT